ATCAATTGAAGCTGGATGACTTCCTTTTCCCGATGCCGCAGCAGTTGTTAACGTATGTGACTGGATTGGAACGTCAACACCTAAACGCCTTCTTCGAAACGCGCCTTGTCTTCTGGAGACATATTGCGGAACTCCTCAGAGGTCATCTTGGCTACATCGACCTTATGGCCGCGCGCTCCTAACCCGGTAGCGCGCGGCGGCACCGCAGCGGCACGCTCAATACCCTTTTGGATGTCGGGCTTAACCGGGGCGGCTGATGCAGGCGCTGCGGCTTGTGCGTAACGCGGCCCGATTTTAGCGACAGCAGCGGCCAAGGCCTCTGCCGGTGTTTTACCCTTGTCCTGGAAGGCCTTGACCCACACGAGGGTTTCATCGATAGCATCAGCATTGGCATCTGCGGCGTCTTTATCCAGGAATGGGAAAGAGGCGTACGCCTTGCTCAACTCGATGCTGAATTGAAGCGCCGAACGAGCAGCATCGTCCTGATCTCGATTCTGCTTATAGCGTTGGTCGGCCACTTTTTCAGCCTCTGCAAGCGCGGTTTTACGCTCTTCGGCCCGAATCTCGGCACGAATTTGCTTGGCCTTTGTTTTGTCACCGTCGAGAATCGCGTCTTGGTAGCTATCCTCTGCGGCGTCAAAATCGAATGCTGCTGGCGCTTCTGGGGCCGGCCTTGGTGTGGCGCCTTCGGACTTACCCTCAAGTCGGGCAAGCTGCAGCTCCAGCTCACGGGTACGAGCCTCCGCAGCCTTCCTGGCCGCGTTTACCTCATTGAAACGCGCATGAGGAACCGTCGTCGGTTTTTCGTCACCAGCAATCAGTGCCAGCGTCTCTGCGTCGTACTGACGCTGATCATCGCCTTGTTGCCCGGAACCTTCAGCGGCTACGCCAGAGTTGTTATCCTGCCCAGCATCTGCCAGTCCTTTCTGCTCGCCCGATTCATCAACTGGCAGCGCTTGGTTTTCTTCGGCGGATGGTACGAAGTCATCGCCAGGAAGTGCATCGCTTTGTTGTGCTGCTGTGCTCATGTTCTGCCCCTTTTTTGGTTCTGATTACTTGGTGATCTTTGCCAGTTCGGCGGCTTTCTCTTTTGCGAGTGCTTTCACAGCCGCCAAGCGTTTTGGATCTTTGTTGATTTCTGCCGCCTCAACTAGGGAGCGCAGGTCCTGCTCTACTTTCCATTTCTGATCAACTTCGGCCATGTCGTTCTTGCTCATGTCGGTAATCCTTCAATGCGCTGGGTTTCTATGCCGGTGTCCAGGCCTACGGCCGGGCTGGCGGGAGTGAGAGGGTTAGTATTTTTTGGCAAATCGGGCGAAGAAAGGACCGTTCCGTCGTAGCCGGGAACGATCGGCGCAGCGTCGTGATCCTTGTAGCCAGCGGACATCAGCAGGGCATCGGCCAGCGGCGCGGTGGCGGGTGTCTGCGCGATGGTCGCTGCTGTTTGAATTGCGCTGAATTGGGCAGTGACAGATTTCGCAACGGTATCCGCGCGAGTGTCGTCCGCTTGCGCCTTGAGCAGATCCAGGCTCGCGGCAGACTTCGCGGCATCGGCCTGTGAGCGAGTAGTCTCTGCGGCAGTCTTCTGCGTTTGGGCGTTGAGAAGATCCGCTTTGGCCTGCAGGGTCGGATCGACTGGCGCGGATTGCTGCCGCTCCTGCATCGCCTTGATGACCTCCTGCTTGTTGGCCAGGTTGGAGTATCCCAGGACGAACGACCACGGGATGCCTGCGCCCTTATCATTAAGCTCGATCGCTTGCAGGAACTGGCTATTCTCGAACGTGATCTGCGCTGGAGCCTCGGTGACAATAACGTCGTATTCACCAATGGTGAGGTCGTTCAAAATACGGGAGTCCACCTGCGGCCAGTTCAGTGGAATCTCAGCCGTCGTTTCTTGACCCGCTTCGTCAGTCTCAGTGATGCGCATGATGCGCGGCTGATCGTAGAAGCGCTGGATCATGCCCAGCATGCGATTGGCAAGCATTGCGCGAGTTCTGGCGAGGTTATCCAGAGGAACAGCCAATTGCTGCTGTGCTGCGAACTGACGCGTCTGAATGGCAATGCCTGAGACCTCGTTGCCCTGATTTCCAGACATCGCCTCGTTCACGCCAGTTGCCGATTCCAGCAGAGCACCCGCACGGTCAATCAACCTGTCAAAGCCCGTCGGGACTTGATTTGGCTGGATCTTTTGCGGCCTGTCTTCGAGTGGGGTGCCCTTTTTGACCACAAGATCAAGGCCCGTCTGCGCAGCTTTATCAGCAAAGTCGCCGTCACTCATATTTACCAGAGTGCCCGCAACGCGAACCCAGCCGCTATTCGCGGTCGTGTTGACGATGTGCAGGAACTGGCTCATCGACTTGTTGAGAAGTTGCTGCGGGCCGATGGCGTTGTCTACCAAACCTCGAGTGTGCCCACGGCGGAAACGTGGGAAGAAAGGAACAACGGTGAAGTGGTCGAACGGCGACCAGTCATCGTGCAGCACGATATCCTGGGTGGATACAGTCCACTTGACTCGACGGACTCGCCGGCGCTGCTTGATTCCGCCCTCTTCCTCCATTGCAGCGACTGAATCCTCACTCATCCCCTCGATTACGCGGATGTCGCCGGTGGCGGTGATTATGCAGTCGGCCTTGTCCACCTCCCAATACTGACGATCGACCACGCAGTAGCGCTTGCCGGACTTGTCTTCGTCACCGTAGCGAGACTCGTACTCGGTGAATCGGTCATCGTTGCCGAAGCTGTTCCGGTCAGTGATGCTGCGGTCGCCATAGTCGTGATTGTCACCCGGCAAGCCTTTGTTCAGCTCACGCATGCTTTTCGTGCCGTACAACATCTCGATTTCTATCAGCGTCAGCCACTTGATGACGATGACGTCCGCCCAATTGTCCGGGTCGTAATCTTTGGCGTCGGGGTCTGGTATGACGTCCAGCGGATCAAGTACGTCAATCTTGATCTCGCCCAGGATCGTGTCGTCATAGCTCATGCGGATATCGAAGTAGCCGCGCTGCTGGATAAGCCCATCACTGAACACCAGCGTCTCTTTCGGATGAAACTGGTTGTTGTCCGCGATCTGCATGGCTAGCTTGGAGAGGGTTGTTGCCGTTTCTTGATCAGAAGGGCCGGATCGCGGGCGAAAGCCAATATCCATGCGGTTGCCAATCTGATAGCCCACAGCCGAATCGATCTTGTTGGTGATCTGGTTGAACTCAAGCGCTGGCTTTCCTGCCGCCTCGCACGCCATGCGGTCAGCATCGCGCCACTGACGACCGCCGCCCATGTAGAAGCCTTCGCATTCACGGGCAGCCTCCATGTAATCATCATGGCCTCGGGTGATCCCGTACTGGTATCGATCCCAATTGCGCTGAGCAACCTGCTTGTCGTTAACTTCAGTCATGTCATGCGCCCATAGCGGATTTGGCCGAACGCTGGCGAATGAACTTCGTCTTCCAGTCTTCGGTGAATTGGTCTTCGGCTGAAACCGGCTCAGCGAATGTCAGAGCCAGTGCATCACCGTCGTCAGGAGAACGACCGATTTCCTTTTTGGCGTCTTCCTTGGGCTTGAGCTTTAGCTGGCCGTTGCTGGTGTACTTGTCCTTAGCAGCCGACGTCAGGTCGGCGTGCAGCTGGTCGTCGTCCGGGATAGATGGGGTGATGTCGTCGTGGATCCACTCAGCCATCTCGCCCCACATCTCACAGCGCTTGTTGGCGTACTTGCGGGAGTCAGACGCAGCTGAGCCGAAGTTGACGGCCGTCACTCGGTCGCCGAATCCGAGCTCGACGAGCCGGTCGTAGATCCCTGCACCCAAGCCGCCGATGTCGATGAACATCATGCGAATGCTCTTGTCGTCCATCAGCATCCGGGCGGCCTGACCCGCTACAGCCATGGTGTCAGGGACGTTGTTGCGCTCGATCCCCCACGCAACTCGGCCTTGGCGATGGATGAACGTCGAGGTGTCGCCGCCGCGTGCAGGATCGAGGCCTACAACGTGAGCGCCGATGCGCTGCATGTGCTTGATCTGCTTCTTGCGAGCGAGCGAAACCTTGACCGTCTTTATCAGTGGCTTGTGGCCGACCTTCTGGAACGCGAGGTCGGGCGTGGCCGGGTATTCCTGGTTAAACCAGTCTTCATCACCTGCGAAGTCGGTTGCAATCTTCGCCGCGCGCCAGGCCATCTGCTCTTCATCGAGGTCATAGGCCTCCATGTATTCGTAGTCTTCCTCGCTCATCTCGAAATCTTTCGGGACGGCGCGACGGTAGCCACGCTCTACGAACCACGGGATGAATACGGCCATGTAGTCGGACTTGCCGGCAACGGCCAGGGTCCAGAACTGGTGGTACAGGTTGCCCATGCCGTCGGCGGTTGATTCGATAATGGCTTCGCTGCCTTCGATCAGCGGGACAGTCTGTCCAAGGCCGGCCATGATCTTCTTGGCGTTGGGCCAGAACGCCATTTCAGAGGCGTGCAGGTATTGGATGGTGTCTGACCGTCCAGCGCCCGGGCTTCCCGCTGTGGCGACCTTGTAGCCGCTGCGCAACTTGGCGAATGAAAGCTCGGTGCCGGAGTTCGCCTTGATCGCAGGGCGCAGCGTGTCGTCGCTCAGCTCGAAGAACGTCTTCGCCATGCCGAACAGGTTCTGTGTGGCTCCGTCCAGGTGAGTGAGGATCATCGTGCGCTTGCCGAAGCCCATGCAGGTGCGCTTGTAGAATCTGGCCGCGACGTAGGTGCTGATGCCCTGTTGGCGCCCCTTCAAGACGATCACACGAACCCAACCAAGCTCGGCGCGCTGCTCCTCGATGCGCGCATGCAATACCCGCTGCGCGTCGTTCCACACGAACGGGAGGATTTCGCCTTCCTTCGTGCGGATCTTCAGATTGCGCGCGCAGTACAGCTCATCATCGGTGATGAGTTGGGTGAGCATGGCGTCAGCTGACATGGGCTAGATCAGCCCCAGTTGCTTGGCGCACGAGGCTATACGGCCTTCAAGAAGATTCTGCTCGCCTTTGACATTCGCCTGGGCCGCCAGATACTTCACATGGTCGTGGAACGCAGTCCCCATACCCTTGGTTTCGGTAAACAGTCTTTCCGGCAATCCATAGATGTTCCCGTCATCATCTGCTTGCGGCAAGGAGACCCACGGCGCAAGTGCGCAACCTGATTGGCCGTGCCGATAAGCGGCGCGCAGCTCCTGAATTTCGGGCTCAGGCAGGTTTGAATACCCTGTCTTGCGCATGAATGCTTGGAATCCCTGCTCCGCTTCGTCGACGATGTATCCGCCGCCGGCCAAAGGTGCAATGTACGGAGGCATCACAGGCTTACCGCCCGCAATTTTCCAATCATTCGAGCCGTATACCTCTTTACCGCTGAGGATGTCGTCCACTCGCTGACTGAACCAAAACGCCATGCGATTCTGGGAGTCCTTGAACGCGGACGCCATTTCGCTTGCGGCATCTTGGCCTAGGCCGCAGCGGGCGCGAACCTGATTACTCAAGTCTCCGTACTTCCCAATGCAGACAACTACGCCGTCATCGCCGCGCGCAGGGAATGAGTAGACGATACCGCGCTCAATGCGCAGAACATCCTCATCGCTCAGATTCTTGAACTCACTCATGCCCTGCCCCTATCTCGATGATCGAAATGACAGGAGCAACGCTATGTGACTGGATTTCCTGTGCAACAGGCATGAAAAAGCCCGCAGCGTGGCGGGCCTTGGTTCGACAATAATCAGATTTCGAGATTGCGGATGATGTAGTTCAGCACGCTGGCCGAATCAGAAATGCTGTCGCCCAATTCTTCCAAGCTCGCGGCGAGCGGAACCGAGTACGACGGCTTCGGATCGTCGCCACAGGCTTCTCTCGAATCGCTAAGGACCGGATGAAGGCGGCTATATAGAACCGCGATAGCTTCCGCCAAGGTATCCGCTTCGCGCTTTGCGCGCTCAAGACGACCGATGACAAGTGGCTGGCTTTTCGGTTCAATTGCTACGTCTGTTTGTGCGTTCATGTCATGCCCCTGATGTGATTGTCGAATGACTTGATCAGGATCTGTGACTGAGGCGGAACGACAAGCACCAAAAAGCCCCGTCGACACAGGGCTTTTTATTTGGTGCAGGCTTCGTATTTATGCTGCGATTGTTTCGCCGTCAGCTGGTTCAGGCTGCAGCCTGGCTGAACTCATCACGAAGTGGTTGCCCTCGGCGCGCAGATTGGAAGCAACGCTGGTTGTGGTCGGTTCGCCACCGGATCGCCAATGAACCAGGGCGATGTCGAGTCGAGCGACAGACGCACCGTGGAACTCACCGATGGACTTCAGGCTGGACAGCACATAACTGGGCTTGTCCATGGTGGATGCGAAGGCTGAGCCGAAACAAGCGCAGAGCGCAAGGCAGGCCAAGGACAGGAAGCGTTTGATCATCATGGGTAGAGCTCCGGTGCGTTGAGGGAACTGATTCAGCTAACAGGAGCCTTGAGGATTTGTGACTGGGCCATCCTGTCAAGCCTAGTCGCCATGCCGACCCAGGCTGTCGATTGCGTGCATGAACCCCTTCGCAAACGCTTCTTTCTGGGCCTCTCTTGAGTCGCGGATCTGGCCCGGCAACAACTCCGACTTCAAGAGCAGTGCCGCTTCCTCGTTATGCGTGAACAGCATCAGAGACTCATACCTGCCGCGCCGAATAAGTTCTGCGGTTATCTCGACAAACCAAGCGCTCATCTGCTCACCTGGCAATGCATTGGCATGGCTGAGCATTGCAGCGGCTGGACGATGAACAGCCACCCTCACAGAGCCATGGCTGACAAGAAATTCGTGCGCCCATGGCTTCAGGTCGATGACCGTTATCGGCTCAAGGTCGTGCGTGTAAAGGACAGCTCTCATCGGTATGACCTCAGTTCGTGCGCGCCACGATTTGCGTTGATGGCGTTTCGTGGCGCGGGCTCACATGTTTTCCATGCCCCGGAAAGCTTCCTGAACCCTGTCTCGCCACTCAGCTTTGGGAAACGGATAGGCATACAGGAAGCCTATCAGTTCGCCGGAACTGAAACCGCCTCTGCATCCGCCAGTTACCATCGCTTCCTGTTTGCCGTACAGGTGGCAATAGACCTCATAGGCACGCATGGTCACGACTGTTGGCGCTTTAGCATTGCGCCGCCCCGTTGTCTGGACTGGGTGAACTTGCACTGAATCATTCATGCCTTCGCCTCCATCAGCCGAGCAAGGCGGTCTTCGTAGGATTCTTCGCTACCCGCCTCGTCCAGGTTGAACGCCTGACGCTCCAGGGCGACGAGATTCTTCATCGCGGTGGACAGGTCACGCAGCACGGCAGCATTGCTCGGCAGCGAGATAGCCTTATTCATTCGGTACCGGCGCTGGCCGTTGTCGTCGTCCTTCGTCTCGATCTCGATGTCGTTTTCGATCGACTCGCGGTTGACTGCCGTGTCGATGAGCTGGCCCATCAGCAGGCTGACAATCTCCTGCCCTTGGCCGATGTCCTTGCGATGTCGCTTGATGACTGCCAGGTTGGTCTGGACAGCTACTGCAACGTCTTCCCGTGTAGGGGTGTTAACAGTGTTAACACCGTTAACTGAATCATCCTCCTTGCCTGTCTGAGCGATCAGTGCGGCACGGGTGCGCTCCCTTACTTCCTGTGTTGCATCTTTGACCCAGCTCTTCTCTTTCGCCTTCTTGCTTATCGCGGCTGCGGTGCAGTTGTGCTTGGTGGCCAATGCTCGCATGGAGAGCTGACCAACCCGGTATTCACTCTCTACTGCCTCCCAGTCGACCTTCTTGGCGCTCATGATCTTCCCTGCATGTCCATGTGCGACTCTACGAAGAACTTTAGGATTGCCAGGTCTTTGATCGCGCGCGCATCAGCCAATGCGTTGTGCGGAAGCGCAGACACAGCATCAAGATCACGTCGGATTTCCATGGTGAGCGGTGGCGTGTTGATTCGCATCCCCGGGCCCGTGATCAGCGCCTGACAGAAGTGCTGAATGTCCTCAGGCCAATCGGCGATCAAATGAACTTTGGGGAATTGGGCAAGCCAGTGCTGTAGACGTAGCTGGAACACCTGCTTGAGTACGGGCTCCTGTCCGAGGATCGGCATCACATTCTCGGCCACCCACGGCCCGGGATTCTCACAGGGCAGTACCTCGTAGAACTCCTGACCGGACTCGGCCACCAGCGCCATCGAGATCAGTGCGCCCTGGAATTCGTTAAACTCTGTGTCGATGTAGATGTTCATTCGGCCACCTCGAAGTCCCGCTTGAAGTCTTCATCGCTCACAACCATGTCCTGAGGATTGCCGTTCAGGTGACGCACCACCCAATCGCCATTCCGAAGCTCGATGCGGTTCATCCCTTGAGCGATTTCAATGCGTACGACTTCGGAGTCAGCGGCCAGCACCCTAGCTCCAGAGCCCAACCAACCGAAAAATCCATTGATGAGAAGATGAACACGACCGTCGAACTGTCGCGCCTCAAATGTTGGAGGTTTAAGCCTGTAGGTTTTCATCGCACTGCTCCCGTGCTTGAT